GATGCCCGCGTTTTGCCGACGTGGGCAGAGATGCCAAATGATAGACCCCGCAACTGCAATCATGGCCGCTGGTGCTGCGTTTAACGCAATCAAGAAGGGTTGCCAGATCGGGCGTGATCTGGAGGGCATGGCAGGCGATCTGGGGCGATGGTCTAAAGCGATCAGCGACTTCGACTTTGCAGCGAAGCGCGTAGAAAACCCAAAATGGTATCAGAGCTTCGGCAGCGTAGAGCAGCAGGCGATGGATCTGTTTGTGCAGAAGAAGCAGCGCGAGAATATGCGCGACGAGCTGCGCAAGATGATTAGCGAAACGCTTGGCCCGTCTGCGTGGCAGGAGCTGATCCGCATGGAAAACGAGATACGCCAGAAGCAGAAGGATGCGCAGTATAAACGCATCGAGCGCAAGGAAACCATCATCGCGTGGGCGGCTGGCCTGTTCCTGTTCCTGCTCTGCGTGGGCGCGCTGTTTGGCTTTGTCTGGATTGCGGTGAAGCGCTGATGGCTGACGGTGTATCAGGCATAGGATCGGCACCGTTTAACGTAGGCAGCGACATACACCAGCAATCGCAGACGCGTGAGCGTATAGAAGCGCATCTGGTGGAGCAGAGGGTAGCTAAGGAGCATAGGGCCAACCACACGCATCTGGACGCGCTCAGGGAGCAGAAGTTGGATCTGGGCAAGGGTTATGATAGGTTTGGCACCAAGACCAATGCTGACAGGCCGCAAGGCACCAACATCAATATAGAGGTGTAAGATGGAAAAGCTTTTGGAGTATAAGATCATGCCGCGTCTGATGATGCTGGTGATGACGATTATGTATATACGCTGCATCGAGTGGGCGCTGACGCAGCCTGACCTTAGTACGCAGCAGAGTGCGCTTATTAGCGTTGTTGCCGGTGCCATGACTGGTGCTTTTGCCGTTTGGCTGGGGTCTGAGAAATGATTGGCCAGATTATAGGAGCAGTCGGCGGGCTGGCCACAAGCTACCTCGACGGCAAGACGGCAATCCAGAAAGCGAATGCCGAGATCAAGCTGAAGCAGGCAACCGGCGAGATGGATTGGGAGCAGTCTGCTATCGAGGCCAGCAAAGACAGCTGGAAGGATGAGCTGTGGACAATCGTTTTCGTGGCAATATTGTGCATGAATTTTGTGCCATCCATGCAGGACGTAATGGCAGAGGGTTTTGCTAATCTTGAAACAACGCCTCTCTGGGTGCAGTGGGGCATGTATGCGTCCATCGCCGCCAGCTTTGGCATCCGCACAATGAAAGGCTTGAAGAAATGACGTTTAAACTATCAGCACGCAGCCGCGATAAGCTGTCAGGCGTGGACGAGCGCATGGCGGCTGTCGTCCACAGCGCAATCCACAGAACCAAGATCGACTTCGGCGTCATCTGCGGGCTTCGCACCATCGAGGAGCAGCGCGAGCTTGTGAAAAGCGGCGCGTCGCAGACGATGAAATCGAAACATATAGACGGGTTGGCCGTCGATCTTATGGCCTATGTTGGCCCGCGTGGATCGTGGGAGCTTAATCTGTATGACGATATAGCCGACGCAATGGCAGAAGCTGCGCGCGAGGTGGATGTGCCAATCAGATGGGGTGCCGCGTGGACTGTGCCAAATATAGCACAGTGGGATGGCACAATGGAGGACGCGATGAACGATTACATCGACACGCGTCGCGGGCAGGGCAGACGCCCGTTTATCGACGCCCCGCATTTCGAGCTGATGGTCTAACCTAGCATCGCCTCAATGCTGTCATCCATAGCCTGCCGCGTAAAATCGGCGGGCTTTATGCGTACCGTTTTGCCGCTTGGCGCGCTGCGCAGTATAAACAATCGTATATCCAGAGCCACATACGCAAATATTTGCGCATCGCCGTTTGCGCGCGTGAACATGTAGCACGGCTTGCGTTTACGATCTCCGCGCGGCTCAAGGGTCGCCTTCACTTGCATCGTCAACAGCTCACCGCTGGCCGACTTCACCCAGAGGTCATCGTCCTGCATGTCTACACGATGGCAGCGTATCCCGCGCTGCTCAAGCTCGGCTGCGACGAGAAACTCGCCAGCACGACCGACGTTGATGCTGTTGGCCACAGCCGGAATATACTATAAATATCATAATGTTACTACGGGCAAAGCTGATCGCACTTATAAGACCGCCAAAGCTCCTCAACGCCCCATAGTTGATCTTGCGGCATAACAAAGCATTTCCCCTTACCTAAATCAGTTTGCATTGCTTTTTCGACAAATGCCTTACGTGATATGCAGCCAGCAACATCCATCACATTTTCGTCATCTGTCTTTGTCACAAGCACGGCAGCGCGTGACTTAAATGCTTCAAGAGATTTAAACAAAAGCTGTCCTGTCGGGTAGAACGTAGACTTAACGTCTATGCTTATTTCGCCAAGCCATAAATCAACGCCGTCATCCACGCCCAGCGTGTTGGGATTATATGAAACGTCATAAAGCTTGGCGACGGCAACCTCTGAGCGTATGCCAAGAAAATCCAGATCAACGCCTCTGCGCGTATCGCGCTGCTGATTTACTATGCCACCAGCACGCGCAAGTGTTGAGCGCAAATTAGCGCTTTGGCGGCAATCAGCCATATCCTTATCTGTGAGCTTGATTAACATTAGAACGCAAACTCTTCCTGCGTGCGCAGCCGGTACAGCTGCTGGCCCTCGATAAAAGACGTTTTGATGATCGTGCGCCGCTCCCGCATGGTCTTCAGCCCGATGTCGATATGCACGGCGTCTTGCTCGATCATGCTGCACAAGTCGCCCACAGACAGCTCGCCATGCCTGCTCAGGCAGCGCTTGATCTCCTTGCGCAGCTTCTCCAGCGGCCACGGCTTATGGGCATACGCGTGCATGTCATCGCGGCCAATCAGCCTGCGCTTCATGCGCGCATTCTCGATGATCGCCAGCTCCTTCCAACGCTCCAGCGGTGTTAGGTTTTCCGTCACAGCCGCTTCTCCAGCATCTCGCAGAGCGCCATAATCTCTTCGGCGCGCTGCTTGATCGTCAGGCGCTCTGGGCCACGCCCCGCGTCCATGCGCATGATGTCTGCCTTGCGCCGGATCGACATGACCAGCATCAGCGGTGTTGGCTGCGTCGGCGTGCTGCTATCCTCGTCGATATGCGCGCCAACGCTGGCGCTGTTTTCCAGTTTCGATAGATCCCATTTAGCCATTGTTATTCTCCTGTGTTGGCTTGCGCTTAGGGCGAACAGTGTTTGATTTTTCTCGCTGGATAACGCATTGCACCGGCCCGTATAAATTTGCCTCGTATTTTTCAATAAAATCTGCGCATTCATATGGCGATGAAAATACCATCAGGGCAACCCATGTTGTTTTAATCATGCTGCTTTCCATTCTACAAATAAATCACGCACCAGCTTCTTTGTCATGTATCGCATTGCACGATTATGTGCGTGGCCATCGCTATCTACACGCTCGCGCTCAAGCGTTTTGCGCGTGTCATATATTCTGCGATACGGGCCAGCGTTTTCTTCTTTGCCTTGGCTCTTGAGCAGACTGTCGCCAATCGTCCAGAATACCGAATGACGTGACGGGCTATATCCGTGCGCCAGTGCCATCTCCGCATTGCTGCACTTGCGCTGCCTCTGGCCATCTATCACAGCAAGCCCAGCGCGCTTGTATATACCGTCAAGCTCCTTTTCGTATTCCATAAAATCGCCCACCTCGCCGACAATGCCAGCCAAGCCAAGATGGCCAAAGCCTTTTACCTTATCGACAAACGTTGATACTGGCAGCTCCTTTGCCAGCCCGACAAGCCATTTCTCAAACTCGGCGCGGCTTTCTAAGAGCGGCTGCCTTGCCTCAAATAGTGGCTTTGTTGCGGCGTATTCATCCATTGTGCCTTCGCCCTTCTTTAGTTGAGCGAATAGCTTATTGGCTTCCTTGATGTCGCCGTCACGAAAGCTGCGGCAGATTGCTTTAATCTGCAAAACGAGCTTTGCTTCAGCGCGAACCATGTTCTGCCTATTGCGCCAAGTCAGATATATCTTGGCAATGGTTGGGTGTTCGTAACGTTTGTCCATAATGGATCTCCTTGTTTTGTGCGAGGCGAAGCGTACCTGACATTTCTGCGTTTTTAGAGTGGCCTCTGGTTGTTGGTGCGCCAGTGCTGTGGCATCTCTGCGCGTGTTGAGCGGCACCAAATAAAGTGGGAGCGTGGGCTTCTTGGCATTTCTGCGTCATTTGCGTGGCTCCCTGTTGTAAGGTGGGGGTGCATCTTCGTAGGCATTTCTGCGGGCTATTCACGACCCCCTGTTGTAAGGTGGGGGCGTGGCTCTCAAGGCATCTCTGCGCAAGTTCATTGGCCCCCTGTTAAATGGTTGGGAAGGGTGACGGCTAGACGGCATTGCTGCATGGTCAGTATGACCCTTCCCATTGGCGCGAACACTGGCTGGCATTTCTGCGGCCTTGTGGTGGCACCAAAATAAGGCGGGGGCGGTGTGACTTTGGCATTTCTGCGCAGTTCCCACGACCCCCTGTTGTAAGGTGGGGGCGCAGATCACTTGGCATTTCTGCGTGGCTCCCACGGCCCCCTGTTGTAAGGCGGGGGCGTGATAATTTTGGCATTTCTGCGATGTGCTTGTGACCCCCTGTTGTAAGGCGGGGGCGTCGCATTGTTGGCATTTCTGCGTTGGTTGATCGACCCCCTGTTAAACATTATTCTACCAAAGCCTGTTCATACTCAGCTTTGACTTCGCTGATATTCCAGACATCTCTGACGACTTTATCATCAGTGACGCGGGCCTTGATAGCAGAATAGAAGCTGCGCTGCCCCTCATGGTGCTTGCTGCGAGATGTCTCGTGCATAATCGCCTGCTCAAGATCCTCGCTTGTTGCATCGCCCAAGCAGATGCCGGTATTGGGCAATAGCCAGCGCTCAAACATATCCTTTGCATATGCGGGTGCCATGTTCTTTAGCGACACGGCTGGCGTTGATGTCTCTCCCTTGTTCAGCACAGTTTGATGCGCTGCACGTTTAAGTCGCGCGCGGTAGCCTCTGGGCTGCGCAACAACATCCAAATATGCGATGCGCTCCAAATGGCGGCGTGTAGCCTCTTCGCGCAAAACATCGTCTTGCTCAAGCATAACCAGATATTTCTCCGATGCTTCCTTTGCGCTGGCAGATCCATCCCAAGCCTTTTCTACGGCCTCGGATACAATCGAAATAATATTTTCTTGCTTAGTCATTACTCTTCCTCCTCGTCGTTGCGCCAATCTAAGTCGTCTTCGTCTTGGCATTCTGGGCAGCGCACCGTTGTCCACGCGTCGCTGTCCGGCGTGTTGACGAAACGCGGCAACTCGATGAAGCCGGTTCCGTCGCAAGTCGTGCAGATCATTTGTACACATCCGCGTTGATGCTCCATAACACCAAGGTTGCGCGCTGCTGGTTTGCGCGCTGGTTTACATGCGCTTTGCATATCTCGCCGCGTGCGTGCATGTTTTCGAGATGCTGCGAAAGCTTGCGCGTGTCCACGTCAACGACGTCGGCAATGTCTGCCGTCTCGCAGTAGGTGACTTCGGCGCTCCGCAGGAACGTAAGTATCATCCGCTGGACGTCGGCCCAATCAATCGGCTTAGGCTCCTCGGTGGGCGCTTGTACGGCCTCTGCTGGCACGTCAGTCGCCAAGCCCAGCACGTCACGCGCTGCGCGTCGCTCTTGCACATAGGCGGCAACCCACGGCGTGCGCTCGCGCTGCTCCTCGACCGCGTTTTGCACGATGATGCCTTTGCAGATGTCGTCGAGGTTTGCGTGGGCTTGCTGCAGTAAACGCGGCGAAATATGTACGCTCTCGCCGTTGTCGGTGCGCACGCCAAAGCCTGTGCCGCTGTCGGTGATGTGCGTGATTAAAAATTCATGTGTGTGCGTAAGGTTCATTACGGATTCTCCTATTAAGATTTATTGGTCATTGCTTGTTCGTAACCTGACTATAATTTATCTAAAAGATATCTGTCAACAATTAATTTATATCTTAGTGCTATTGACACGATATATGTTTATCTGTAGCTGTTGCAATTAGGCTACAGAAGGAGAGTTAAAATGGAGCTTCAACAATTATTGGTACGCGTGCGGCCAGAGGTGATTGCGGGATTGGACTTGTATAAAGACAAGACGCGTATGACAAAAGCGGCAACAGTAGAAATGGCGCTGCGTGACTTCCTTGCGAAGCACGATATTGTAGTTGAGCAACCTTTAACTGAATAAGGACTCAACCATGAGCGATCCCGTAACCATTGGCATAGACTGCGGATATCGTACTGGCGGCGTAGCGCTTATCACAGACACATGGTCTGAGGTGCATGACTTGCCGGTGTATAGCGAAGGCGGCGTAGATGTCGTGGCGCTAAACGATATTATAATGAGCTGCGATGCTGTCGATCACATATGGATCGAGCGGCAGCAAGCAATGCCAAAGCAGGGCGTCAGCTCAACGTTCAAGCTGGGATATGCGTTTGGCCAGATCACATCTACTGTTGCGCTTTCTCGCTCAAGATTTACGTTGGTAGGCCCAGTTAATTGGAAGCGTGCGCTGAATTTGCCAAAGGATAAGGACGCAGCAAGACGTCTGGCGCAGCAATGGTTTCCTGATCGGGCGTCGGAATTAAAATTAAAAAAGCATGAGCATCGCGCCGAGGCGTTGCTAATTGCATTATATGGAAGGGGAAGGGCGTAATGGTTATGCGCAAAGACATGTCCAACGAGGCATATCATTTAGATCCGGCAATATCATCGTCGGACGTAAAAACTGTAAGCAGTAAATCGCTGGCGCATTGGAAAGGTCAGGAACGTAAAGAAAGCGCCGCGTTTGATCTTGGCAGCGCCTGTCACGCGCATTTACTGGAACCAGAAAAAAACTTAGTCAGATGCGGGCCGGAAACAAGGCGCGGCAAGGAATGGAAGCAAGCAAAAGAAGACGCTGATAAAGCTGGCGCTGTGCTTTTGCCGGAAGCCGAATACAAGCAAAGCATAGATATGGCGCAGTCCGTATTGCAGCACAGCGTGGCGCATCATCTGCTGACGCATTCTGATCTGATCGCAGAGGCGTCATTTTTTGTTACAGATCCTGACTTAGATTTGCCGCTCAAGACACGCCCAGATGGCTTATTGGTCAAGCAGGGCATAGCGATAGACGTAAAGACGTGCGTTGATGCATCACCCAAAGGATTTGACCGTTCGGTCAGAAATTTTGGCTACGACATACAAGCGGCGTTTTATCTGCATTGCCTAAATCTTGAGGGGCTGCGCATAAAGCAGTTCATGTTCATTTGCGTCGAAAAGGAAAAGCCATACGCGGTATGCGTCCACGAAATGAGCGAAATGTATTTGCGGCACGCGCATAATCGCATGATGGAAACGCTCTACACCATCAAGCATGCGACAGATAACGAAGAATATGACACCGGCTGGGATGAGATAAACACCATCCATTTGCCGGACTGGATGAACGCGTCAGGCGCGTTCTAACAAATGTTACAACAGATCCCAGCGTGGGGGTGCCACGCAATTTACCAAGGAGTTGCACATGCAACATATTATCAGTAACGCCGTTGCGCGTTATCCACGACTAAACGGCACATATAAATTTGACAGCGGCGAAATGCGATCCGTGAAATGCGATGCGCTGGATGATGGGGCTGCCTACGACATGTCATTTATTATGACGCCAGATGCCGCCAAGCAGCTACATTCTTTATGCATGGAGGCGTATAACAACGCCGCGTCTATGGACAGCAAAAAGAAATGGCCGGAAAAGCCATCAAACTTGCCGTATAAAAAAGGCGATGATGGCGAGATAATCGGCAAAGCCAAATTAAAAGGCGCGTATGGAATGGAAAAAACCATGCCTCCACGTCAGGTAGATGCCCAGCGCAATAAGCTGCCGGATGACTTTATGCTTACATCAGGAAGCAAGGTAAACGTGGCTGTAACGCTGGTGCCGTACAATACTGGATCAATAAACGGCATAAGCTTGCGATTGCGTGCTGTTCAGGTGCTTGAGCTTGCCGAGCTTCAGCACGGCGTCGATCCATTTGATGCTGTGATCGGAGGCTACACAGCCGCAGCAAGCCCAGCGGAAGATGATCCGTTTGCATTGCCGCCAGCAAGCCCAGCGCCTGCCACGGCAGCGCCCCAAGCGGCGTCTGATTCATTCGATGATGAAATACCCTTTTAGCGCATAAAAAAGCCCCGCCCGAACAGTGCGAAACCTAATCGGGCGGGGCAATCATGGGAAGAGAGGTATGTACGATTATGTTAAGCAATTTAAGGCAGGATAGCAAGTTCCCCACCGCGCATTGGGTAGAATGGGGCAACGAGATAGTCAAACTCCTTAACCTAAAACAAACCAGCAAGGGCGAGCATCATGGGGCATGCCCGAATTGCGGCGGCAAAGACAGGTTTTGGATAAAAGAATTCAATGGCGAGGTCATGGTTAATTGCAGGCAATGCAATGATTTTAAGGCCATACAAGAAGCATTGCGCAGCCAAGGATTATGGCCGGACGCAAATAAAATGCCGGATCTTGCAAGGCCGCAAAATAAAGCCATAGAATGGCCAGCGCAGGGGGAACAGATAATGCCGGAGATTGAGCAAGCGCAGGAAGCGGAAACGCACCCATATTTGGTACGCAAAAACGTACAACGTCATAACGCTATTATAGACGGGCCTGATCTGCAAATACCAATCATTGACGTGACAGGCAGACGCCAAGGCGTGCAGTTTATCGACGAGGACGGCAAAAAGAAATTTTCGTATAAAATGCCGGTGAACGGGAACTTTTCCGTAATCGGCGGGCCGATCAGGGATTTTGCATATATAGCTGAGGGCTGGGCAACGGCGGCAAGCATTGCACAAGCAACAGGCAAGCCAGTCGTATTTGCGCTAAACGCGGGCAATATTCATAAAGTAGTGGCCGGTCTTAGGGAGGCCAAGCCAGACGCAACGCTGGTGGTGGCAGGCGATAATGACGAAGCTGGCATAAAGGCAGCGGAGCAAGCATTTGCCGAGCATGGCGTTGAATATATTTTGCCGCCAATCGAAGGCACAGATTTTAATGATCTTTGGGTCACGCAAGGGCCGGAGGCCACGCGCAAAGCATTAACCGTGCGCAACTTGCTGGACGAGGTGTTTTTCCCAGAGGATGCGCAGGCGCAGCTTTCACGCAATTATCTGGTCAAGAAATGGCTGGGCGAAGGGCAAATGTCCGTACTATATGGGCCAAGCAACACAGGCAAATCATTCTTTGCGCTGGATATGTCGTGGCATGTAGCAGCAAGCCAGCCGTGGAACGGATGCAAGGTGCAAGGCGGCAGCGTGCTGTATCTGGCCACAGAGGGCGGCAACGCATTTCATAATCGGATCGTTGCGCTGCGCCAAAAATACCCTGAGCATAAAGATGTCAAACTGGCCGTCAGGCCGTCGCCTGTCAATTTGCTTGACCCTAACGCGGATCTTGAAAAGCTGGCTAAGCTGGTGCGTGAGGTATCACGCAAGCATGGGCCGGTGCGCATGATCGTGGTGGATACATTATCGCGCAGCATGGCGGGCGGCAATGAAAACGCGCCGGATGATATGACGCGATTTATCGGCAATGTGGATGCGCTGCGCCAAGTAACGCTGGCGCATATTATGATCGTGCATCATAGCGGCAAAGATAAAGCAGCGGGCGCGCGTGGCCATTCAAGCTTGCGCAGCGCAACGGACGCAGAAATTGAGCTAGATCATGATGCGGAAACGGGCATTCGCTATGCGATAGCCACAAAACAACGCGACATGGAAACCGGCGCAAGGTTTGATTTTGTGCTGGACGTGATCGAGCTAGGGCAAGACGAAGACGGCGATGCCGTAACGACTTGCACCATATCAGAGGCCAGCGCAGAGCAAATAGAAGAAGCCAGCAAGCCAAAGATAACCGGCAAAAATCAGCTATTGCTCAAGCGATGTTTTACGCAGCTGCGCGGTGAACGCGTCGGGCAACCAAACCCAGCAGGCGCAGGATTTCCAGAAGCAAGCGCCTATTGGACGATTGACGAAGAAGTTTTGCGGGATCATTTCAAGGGCAAAATCACCGGCGCAACCAATCCCTCGCAGTCATACACAAGGGCGATAGATGCGCTGATTGCGGGCGGTCATTTGGTCAAAAATGAGGGTTTGGTGTGGTTTACGGACAAAGATGGTCGGGTGAAGGATTAGGCGGCAAAAGGAAAAGGGATAACATTTGATAACGTTTTTGGGGTTCAATGAAATCAATGGGTTACGGGTCAAAATGTTATAAATGTTATTCAATGTTATTGGAAATGGTATAACTTTGGCTAAATGCTGTGCATCATACCATTTATACCATTTCCCTTTAGGGATGGTATAAATGGTATGACGTGCATAGCTGCGGTTTTGCCAAGGTAAGATTTAGATGAATAAAAAGGGTTTGGGAAAATGGTTGGATCGTATGTTTGCCGAGGGTAAAGCGGTGACTTATCCTTGCGGTCATTTTGTCGGGCGTGTGATGCTCAGGTCATTTGATGAAAAGCTGGCAAGCTGTTCGACGCTTGCCGAATTGGAAGGGTTCGCCAACCGGCGCAGGTTTGATCCAAGCTTGCCGCGTTGGACGGCAGCAGAGCGCGCGGAAATACTCAAGCGCAAAATTAAATTGGAAAAGGGAAAACGGAAATGAATACGGATACGACACGCGGCAAGGTGCTGGCAAAAGCGGGTAAGCTGGTGCATGGGTCAAGGAATCGGGATTACGGGCCACCGCAGGAAAACTTCCAGCGGATCGCGGTTATGTGGAACGCGTACATTGCGGGAAAGGAAACGCTAACCGCGTCTGACGTGTGCATGATGATGGGCCTACTCAAGATCAGCCGCGTATCGCATCAGGTTGACGCGGATGGGTTCGTGGATCTTGCGGGGTATGCTGCGCTGGGCGCGGAGTGTGCTGGGATAGATCTGGATGATGGCGATTGGAAGCCCGTAGAGGGGCCATAGAGGCGCGAAACGATGCGTCGGGCTAGGGTGGGTGCTGAATGGGGCTTACGTGGCTTGGTTCGCGGTTTTATGGGGGTTGATCTTTAGGCTGTTCCGGCCTAGCTTTTGACAAGCGCGGTTTCCTCCCTGTTCGCGCTTGTCGCGCCTTGATTGCTCTTTACCTCATATCCGCGACATACTGGACCATGTGAAGCAAAAGCTTTGCATGGTCTTTTTTTTGGGATAGCGTGGCCACATGATAAAGCTCACGCTGATAATGCCGATAGAAAACGATGGTGAAGCGGAAGCTGAGCTAGACGCGCTGGCAGAATATATTGAAGAACGCTTAACCGACGGGTCAAGCGTTCAACAAATTGCTCAAAGCATGGTCGAGGCTTTGGCAGGCTTGGCTGACGATGATGTCAGCGCAATGCTGCATTAGTCAGATTTTGCTGGACGTCCACGCGGCGCAGGCGGCCATTTTACATCATGCTCGGCAAAGCGTTCAAGCTGCCATTCGCTAGGCTCTATATCGAAGAATGTATTTTGCAGCCTATGGAAAGCGTTTTCCAGCTTAGCCACGTCCGAAACATAAAGATCATTGCACTCGTTAAGCATCCAAACGCAATTCTGGATTGCGTCAAATGATTTTTGCAGCGCTTCGCGTTGATCTTCCTGCAACGCGTCAAGAAACTTTTTACGCGCTGCCATGCGGTTGGCTTGGTTTTGATGGGTTTGTTTTGTGTTAGGCATGATTAAACTCCTGTTTTGGTTAGCTGATGTTCGTAAATATCGAACGTGGTGGGGTTGCCCGTCTTACTTTCGCGGGCTGAAACTTCGATTGACGCCGCGCCAGAAAGCGCAAGCTCGTCATCAAAGTTATCATGCATGATCGTATGACATTGCAGCCAATCGATCTGGCTTGAATCATTAGCAAGCTCATTCCATTGGTTAGCAATGGCTTGCGCTTGCGCTGGCGTGTACTGGTAAGAAAACATTTAAAAAGCTCCTGATAATATTGCCGCAATGATTGGCGCGGCAAAAAGGATTACGCCGCCCGCGATGTCATGCGGGCGAATTGATTTAATGATTGCGATAAACTCGGGGCGGGTCATTGGATGGCCTTAAAAATCAAGGTAAGCACTACCGGCGATGGTCACGCTGGGGTTGTCGAGTGAAGCGCCGCAAGCTGTGGCAAAGGCTAAAAGCTCGCTGTCATCCGCGCACCCGCCGTCTTCGTTTATCCACTCGCCATGCCAAGAAATATATTTTGTGTCTTCCGCGCTGCAATCGTCACCGGAAAAGCCGCAGTCTTCTGTCAGCGCATTGTAAACTTCCGCATGATCGTCCAGCTTGAAAAGTTTTGCATCGGTATAACCGCCGCGAACATCCGCGCCGCCGTGAATTTGAAGCAATAAGTATTTTTCTTCACCCCACTCGCTGTCGCGCGTCAATTCTGCGCCTTGCAAAACTTGGCTATGATTAGCGCACCAATTATATGAGTTGAAAGTTTCGCCTTTTAAGGCAAAGCCGCGCGCCGCTAACCATTCTGCGCCATCCATAGACACGCCGTAAAAATCGCCCTTCCAGTCATCCACTGGCATTGCGTTAAATTCGTGGCACAAGTCATCCAGCTCTAAAGCGCCGCCAGTCAGCAAGTGAAAAACATTTACGCAAGGCAGCACTTCCGCGACAGTTTCGCCGCCGTATTCATTCACGTAAATTTCCGCTGTCGCGCTTGGCATGGCGCGGAAGTCGTCAACGGTTTTGCCTATATTGCGCTGCCAAGCGCGGCCATTTGC